GTTTTAAACCAAAAGTTATTTTGGCAGACGCCGATATAACTTCTTCCGAATTAAATCTCAACTCGTCCAAAATATATCCATATAGCACGACAGAAATAAAATCCGAAAATGATTGTGGGTATGCTATTGATTTCAAAACAGATGCTTCTAATCAATGTGATTTTAATATTGGAGAATATGATCCATATAATAATTTAAACATTTATTCGTCTTCTCAGCTTTTACCATTTTCTCAAGTATTCACTGGAGGTGCTAGCGCTTCGGCTCCTTTATACAGCGGCTATAGCGCGGGAAATTTTGAAGTAATTGCTGATCCAAATTATGCACAATTTTTAACTCCTGTATTAGATTCCGAATTAAATTTAAATAAATATTATCTTGAGTTGAGAAATGCAGCAAATATAAGTCTGCCATTTTATTTACAAAAAACTATTAATTTTTCGGATGTTGGAACGAGTGTTTTTGTATTTTATGTGGCGCAAACTGATTTGGTAAGTGGATATGCGACATATAATACTGGCGTTATAAATTTTAATAAAACCGCTGTATCGGCAACAGGAGGTTTTTATGATACTCTTTTTGAAGTTGGAGATTTAATTTACATATCTCATCCTAGTGGATATTATGGAATTCAAGCTGAAATATCAGCAAAAGACGCTCAAAAATATACTTTTAATATTGAAAAAACTGATAATCTACCTTCTACAAATGTAATATCTTTTCCTTTGGGATCTAGCGTTTCAATAATAGATGAAATCAATTCAAATAAATTGTCGATTTGCAAAGATAATAGTACAGTTTTTCCAGATATGAATTCATATAATAACGCTTATTTAGATTCTAAATATGGATTTCAGTTTAATATTGCAAAAAATGTTACAACAAATCATAAAGAAATTTCTAGTTCTATATTTTTTAGTAATGATAAAAAATTATTTTCCGAACAATCAGGCGCGATTGAAATCAACTCTTCTTTTTCAAGAATTGGAAATAGAAAATATATGCAAAATCAATATGGGACTGATTTAATTAAAAATCAAATAAAAAATAAATCTAAATTTAATATTTTTTACCATGGTTTAGAAAGAAATTTTTCACAGTCAAATGATAATACATCACAAACTGTAACAACTTATAGTTGTGGCAACGATGTTTCTTCTTTTGTTTCTAATACGCAGATCAATCAAGATATCTTAGGGCCATTATTAAATGAGGAAAAAGTAATAAAATTAATTATTGGAAGTCCAGTTAGAACAATTGCAGGAATAGCTAGATGTTATTATTCTAATAAGATATATGAAGTGTTGGTTTATATAAATTTAAAATCTTCTGATATTCCAAAAGTTTTAATAGGTTTATCTAAAAAATATTCTCAAAAAACTAGTTTTTCGTCGCCTGTTGAATTTCAGGCTTCTGATATGTATTATTCTGCAACAGATAAAATTAATATCCTTGGAAAGATAAAGAAAACTTCTACATAATATGGCTGATTTAATCTCTACGCAATCTCTAATAGATTTAGATCCTGATTCTTTTGTAGATCTTTTTGAAATTTATATTAGCGAATCAACAGGTGTTCTAAGATTTCATGCTGGTAAAAATTTTAATAATTTTTTAATTTATAAAGGTAATTCTTATACTCCCGCTCCAATTGAGTACGGAGGTTTCGAATTCTCCGCTGATGGAAAGCAAAGTCGCCCATCAATTAGATTGGCGAATATAAATGGAGTAATAACTAATGTAATTAAAAATAAAAACGATTTGGTTAATTCAAGATTAAAACGTTTAAAAATATTCGTTAAAAATCTAGATGACATAAACTTTTCAGATGGAAAAAATCCATTTTTTGGATATAGGTCAAAAAGAAATGCTGTAAATGGATATGGTCAAACATTTTTTGAAGAGAATTATATTATAAATCGTAAGGTTACAGAAAATAAATATATTATAGAGTTTGAGCTTTCTAGTCCTTTGGACTTTGAAAATCAATTTCTACCTAATAGAAAAATCTCAGATAATCTATGTTCTTGGTCTTATAGAGGTTGTGGATGTAATTATGGTAAATTGCCTTGGGTAAATCAGTCAGGAGAAAAACAGTCGATTACATACACAAACAATAGTAATCAAATTATTACTAAAACAGCAGATGAAATTTTTGGAGTCAACATGCCGAACATTGGAATTCCGTTTGCAGATGAAAATAATAAAGAATTTTATTCTCCTCAAGGATACGCTTTAGAAATGGCTAATGCGGCTTATAAAGGTTTTTGGAACTCAGCTACAAGTTATCAAGCTGGAGTATTTGTTACATTTTCTGATTCAGTAAATTATGATTTTTTTGGTAATAAATTTCAATTTTCAGAAGATAATGTTTCTATTTCTATTTATGTTTGCGTACAAACTAATACGGGTAATAACCCGAAATTAAATAAGCAATTTTGGATAAAAGACGCATGTTCTAAAAATGTTAAAGGCTGTTCTTTGAGATGGAAAGGACATAAAGATGGATTACCTTTTGGAGGATTCCCAGGAACAAGACCATACAATTATCAAACTTAATGAGGTAATAAAAGATATAAAATATTTTTTATTATCTAATTATCCTTTTGAATCGGGAGGACTGGTTGATTGTGATTTCAATGTTTATAAATATAAAGCTGTAAATCCAAGTTGCCATAAGTTTACGCCTCCAGATGATTTTTTTATGACTTTAATAAGAAAACCTATGCTTTTTTCTTTTCATAGTCATTTGCATTTATTGATTCCGTCAGAAGAAGATATCTTTTTTATTAAAAATTTTGATGTTCCGATTATAATATATAGTTTAAATTGGGATAGTTTTTTAAGTGTAAATATTAAAAATGAAACAAGTTATTTTACATGGCCTATTGAAAAAGATAGCTTGTCCGTCTTTTCAAGCAAACATTGATTCTTTTGATGAGCTTATTTCTTGTATTTCCGCTAATTTTGATAACTTTGGAAAAGAAGTTAATAAACTAAAAGAAAAATTTGACGGTCTTTTGATTGTCGTTGATGGTTTTATTGTTGATAATGGTACTGTTTTAAATCAAAAAATTAGAAATGCGAAAGTTATAGAATTAATTCCAGTTCTTTCTTTAGCTGCTTTTGCATCTTCAACTATTCTGTTTACTAGTATTACAGCCACAACAGTTGCTGGCAAAATTGGTGTTTTTCTTGTTAATACTATAATTATGTCTGTTATATCATTTGGAATAAGTTTTTTAATAAATAAACTATTAAGCCCTAAAAATCCAAAACAAGTTCAGACTTCTTCCTATATTTTTTCTTCTAAAGAAAATACCGCAAGTAGAAACACTCCAATTTCAGTTTCTTATGGAAGATTAAGAATCGGTACTAATGTAATAAGCAGTGTCGGTTTAAATTTCGACTTGAGTTATGTATTAAATAATCAAAATATAACTAATACTCTTCCTTCAACAACTACAATTGGGCTTATAAATGCTTCAATAAAATGAAAAAAATAATATTACATGGTCTTTTAAAGAAGATGTTTTGTGATTCTTTTTTTATAAAAGCTAATTGTATAACAGATATTTTTAAATGTATGGCAGCGAATACAAAAGATTATTCACTAAAAATGAATAATATTCTTAAACAAGATTATGGTTTAGCTTTGGTTATTGATGGAGTTTTGTATCATGATGTTGAAACTAATTTAGATAATTATATTAAATTAGCCTCTGTTATAGAAATTTTTATTTGTTCTGGATTTAATTTTATTGGAAGCTTAATTGGAGCAATTGTTGTCGCTGCTGGTAAATTAACTTGGGCTGGCGTAGGAAAATTTATTTTATTTTTAGCAATAAGCATTGGTATAAGTTATTTGATAAGTATGTTATTAAAACCTGGAGATCCAAAACAGGTTAAGACATCTTCTTTTATATTTTCTGGAAAAGATAATGTGGCAGCTAGAAATACTCCAATCCAATTAGGTTATGGTAGATTAAAGGTTGGTACTAATGTTATAAATGCTGTTTTATTTAATTTTGACTCTTCTTACATATCTACAATAAACAATGTTATAAAAACAGAAGTCGGCGTTGGTAATTATTCATCAAAAATATGAAACAAAATTCTGATTCATCATTATCTCAATTCGGTACTCAATTGCAAAGCTTTCTTGACAAGAAAGGGTCTTTTGCTCCATTTGCGTCTAATACAAATAATGGTATTTTAGAATCTACCACTAAATACTATGTTCAAGATCTTATTGGAGAAGGGCCATTAGCTGGTCTTGTTGATCCTGATGGAAATGAGCTTGTTTTATTTGATGAAGGACAAAATAATAGTGAGATATTTAAAGGTATTTATTTAAATGACTATTCAATAAAAAATAATCTTACAAATACATATAATTACAATCGTCTTGAAATATTTTCAAGAGCAGGAACAGAATTTCAATCATCTCTTTCTATTGATGGAAGTTCTATTTGGAATAATTTTTCTTTTTCCAATGTTGGAGTTTCTTATCAATTAGATAAAACTCTTTATGGTTTGCCTGAAGCTGCTAATGCAATAACATTCTCTTCAGCGCAAACTCATACATCAAAGATGAGAATAGTAAGAGGAGGATTACCAAATATAAGTAACCCATCTCAAACTACAGTAACAAGTCAAAAAGAGCAACCATTTTACACTTCTGCATACATTAATCCTAATCAAACGGCTAATTTAGCAAGTCAACGTATTGCAGCGAGTACATCTACGCAAGCGCCAGAAGTGTTTAATGTTTCTGCTTTTAGTGATTATAACTTTCAATCTTGTTTTGGAGGATATCATGAAATAAAAGACGTTAATACTGATTTCTTAGTTTTAAGTTTAAAAATTCAAGCTTTATATTTGTTTGATAAAAAAGGAAATACAAAACCAAATTCTACTGATTTTGGAATTAAAATTGGATATAAATTAAGAGATGATTACGCTTGTTACATAGTTCATCGTGTCACAGGTATTGCAAGTAGCCCGTATCAATTTGATTTATTTTTTGATGTTTCGGATTTTGATTTTAGTCTAGGGCCTTATATAAAAATTTTTAACTTAAACAAAAAAGTAGGAGCTACTGAAAATAAAGTTGGTAATATAATAGGAGTGTCTTCTGTTACAGAAGTGACATC